CGATCGTCCACGCGCGCACGAATACATATCCCTACCGCGCAAACATGGGCATGATCAACTCAGCAGAATTTGTCGTGATGATGGATGACTTTGTCAGTCCCGTCGGATCGAATCTCCCCCTCGGCTGGGACGCCGTCGTGATCGACGTGGGCGCCACTGTCGTCACCGACACGACGGCGGGGAATCTTGGCGCCTCCGGCGTCCTCCTGTTCGACTCCGACGGAGCGACCGAGGGTGCTTGCTTCTACGGCGAGAAGTGCATTCAACTCACCTCCGGCAAGAAGTTTTTCATGGAGATGCGTTTCAACACGGAGCTTGCCGACGACAGCGATGTGCAGTTCGGCCTGTCCGCCCTGACCGCTGTGGTGAATCCGGAAGACATCTGGACCACGACCGCCGCCGACGTTGTGGCCTTCGGCGTCCTTGACGGCAGCGCAACGGTCACGATGCTGTCGGACAAGGCCAACTCCGGCGCAGCCGCGCAGCTCGGAACGAAGGCCCTCAGCAACGATACCTGGCACGTCCTGGGCATTTTCTTCGACGGTTACACTCTCCGCGGTTACGTCGATGGCGCCCTGGCCTTGACCTGGGCCCAGGCTTCCACGACCATCCCGACCGGCGTTGCCCTCGCCCCGTTCGTTGGTTTCCGCAATGGCAGCGCAGCGACGACCGAAGGTCACGTCGACTACGTTCGTTACGTCCTGCAGCGCTAAGGAAGGAGCCCGCCATGCGTCCTCAACGAGTTACCCTCAGCGCGGCGGGCTTCTCGCCGTGGCTGAATATCAATCGGATGCCGAAGGGAAATTTTGGCGTCGCAATCGCAGTGAAGCTGTCGTCGGGGGCGTCCCTCACGTACAGCGTCCAGCACACCAGCGATCCGCTGTACAACGACTCGACTCAGGAATGGTCGGCCAGTCGAACAACGACCACGGGTACGATCACGAAGACCAACCACGGCTTGTCCGTTGGTGACTGGACTCAGATGGATGCCGCCGCCCCGTTCAACACGGCCCTGGCTGTCGCGAGTGTGGTGGATGCAAATAACTACACCGTGACGGTGCCGAATTCTGGCGTCGCTTCGGTGGGTAAGGGCACGGCTAACCTTTGGACCGCACGGGTGTCCGAGACGAGTGGGATGTCTGCGCAGACTGCGTCGAAGGATGGGAATTATGTCGTTCCGCCGACTGCTTGCCGCCTCGCAATTACCTCTTATACTAGCGGCTTTGCGGATCTTGACGTTCGGCAGGTGGGCTAAACGATGAGCTGGGAAGTCCCCGCAGGCGGCTCTGGCTCTGCCAACTTTACCAACACCGGTCTGGGCTATGACGGCACAAACCTGCTCATTGGTGACTTTGACAGCGAGCGCATAGTCAAGACGACATTGGCCGGCGCGTATGTGGGCGAGATCATCCTTGCATCTGCGCCAAACAACAGCGTGCAGGGAGTCACTTACGACACAAGCGATGGCACGTATTGGGTTTGCCATTACGCGCTGACAAACGGCACAATCCGCCAGTACAACGCCAGCGGGACGCTGCTGAACACGATCAGTCCGGCGCTCGGCATTCAAGGGCCAAACGGGTGTGTCTACGATGCTGTCAATGATCGAGTATTGGTCATGTGGCCCGATAACGTGGTGCGCGGGTACTCCTGTGCCACGCTATCAGCCACGCCGGTGGAAACAATTACGCTTTCGGGCTATAGCGGCACCTTTGGCGATGGTGTGACGCTTGATCCGTCATCCCCAAGCACACGACTGTGGGTGACGATTGACGGGGCGGTAGAGGCTGCACCCGCCTACTTGGCAGAAATCAACCGGGCAACCGGAGCAGTGGTATCGACTGTTGTGATCCCATCGTCGTGCGAAGGGCTCACGTTTGTTGGCAGCACCCTATACACCTGCCACGACCAGACCTATCACCTCGGGGTGACAAACGGCAATCGGGTCTGGACTCTCAGCACGACAACCGGCAACGAGACGGCAGGCTTTGCGGTTCAGGTGGCCAGCGGCAGCTTTACCCTGGCGACCGCGACCGGAAATCAGGCGGTGGGCGGTGTTGGCTTTGTGCCAAAAGTCGTGTTTGTATTTGGCATGTTCAACGGGGCCGGGATCACTGCGGGAGAGTTGTTTGGCGTTGCCGACAACAAGACCCGCCAGTGGGCAATGTGTTCCCGGTCCAATGATGGCGTGACTCCGACACAGAATGATCGAGCATGGGACTCGACGCTGTTCATTGCGTCCACGGATGGCAATGGCGTGTACGCCGAGCGCGCAGCGTTTGGGTCTGTTACCCATGACGGGTTTGCGCTCGGCGTGGCCGCACTCGGGGCAGCGCGCAGAATTCACTATCTTGCAATTGGCGGTGACGACGCGGAGGCGTATGTGGGCAAGTTCGATCTTGCTGCCGCCACGGGGAACCAGGCCGTCACCGGAGTCCCGTTTCAGCCATCGTGTGTGCTGCTGTCTGCCGGCATGAGTAGCACGACGGAAGGCGTTGCTAGCAATGAGTCGCGTTTTGCGATTGGCGCGATGACCGCAACGGCGCAATGGTGCATGACTACGTTTGGCCGGGACAACCAGGCAACCAGCGACGAGCAGGGCGTGGGGCGCACTGACGCGGCGATTGTGCGGATCAATGAGAGCCTGGCAACAACCGCGCTGGCGTCTTATGTGTCTCTGGATGCTGGTGGGTTCACGGTCAACACATCGACTGCGCCCGGCGTGGCTGTCCGCGTTGGCTATGTGGCGCTCGGCGGCGCTGCGCTGTATGCCATCGGCGCGTTCAACCAGCCGACCAGCACGGGAAACCAAGCGATCACAGGTGTTGGGTTTGAGCCGTTGGGCGAATTGTTTGTTGGCACTGGCCGGGTGGCAAGCACGACGCCTACAGCCGGATCTCGCACGATGGTCGGCGCTGCGGTGTCGTCGAGCAACCGGCGAAGCTACGCGACGACCGCGCAGGATGCAGTAAATCCGAGCAACAGCGCCCGCGATGCAAGTGAGACGGCTGCGCTGATAGCCATGAGCGACGGGGGCACACCTACCCGACTGGCGACTGCCGATTTCGTGTCGCAGGACGCGGACGGCTTCACGGTCAACTGGTCTGCGGCTGATGCAACGGCGCGGCAAAACTTCTATCTTGCAATTTCTGAGGTTCCCGCAACAGTTCCCGACGCGCCAACGATAGGCACGGCAGCAGCAACCGGATCAACCACAGCCAATGTGCCTTTCACCGCCCCGGCAAATGATGGCGGCGCCGCAATCACTGGATACACGGCGACATCAACGCCAGGGGGCATCACCGGGACGCTCGCGCAAGCTGGCAGCGGGATGATTCCCGTGTCGGGGTTGTCTGCCAGCACTAGTTATACGTTCACGGTTCATGCGACCAATTCGGTGGGGGACAGCGCGGAATCTGCGGCAAGTAATAGCATTACAACTTCAGGCGCTTCCGGAAATACCGGTTTTAGTACTGGAATAGGTTTTAGTCTGGATTTGACTTTTAGTTCTTCTAACGGTTTTTCTTCCTAGGCGTTTTATGACCTCTCCTTCCAACAATAACCCTCTCAGCATTATCCAGGACGCCTACTTCGACGCCGGTCTGATCGGCGTGGGGCAGACCGTCAATGGCGAGCAGATAGTCATGGGGATGCGGAAGCTGACGGATCTGATCAACCTCTGGCAGACGCAGGGGTTAAAGCTGTGGCTGAATGTGGATACGAGCATTACGCTGATAGCGGGCACGGCTACGTATACGCTTGGTCCGGGCGGGACGGTGGATATGACAAAGCCAATGCGCGTGGTCGAAGCGTACTACGCAGATGCGAATGGAGTCCGCCGGCCCCTTACTCCGTTGGCGTGGGCGGATTACGTTCGTCTGAGCACGGTCAATCAGTCCGGCAGCGTGAACAGCTACTTCGTTAACAAGCAGGCGACGTTGCTCAGTGTCCTGTTCTGGCCAGCCCCTGACACGATTGCCGCCACGGGCACCGGCCACCTCGTCCTTCAGACCCAGGTCACCAACTTCATCAACCTCACCGAAACGATGAACTTCCCGCTCGAGTGGCGCATTGCCCTCCGGTGGGGCCTCGCCGACGAGCTGGCAACCGGCCAGCCCCAGGCCATCATGGACCGTTGCCAGCAGCGCGCGCTCGCCTACCGCACGATGCTTGAGGACTGGGATGTCGAGGACGCGCCGACTCGGTTCGCAGTCAGTCAGCAAGGCCACGGCATGTCTGGGAGGTTTGTGTAATGCCGCAAGCTCAAACCGTCGCACAGCCGCCACGGTTTCCGCTGGTCGTTGGGCCCGAGAATCGCGACGCGGACACAGCCAAGGACGCGAAGTTGATCAATGCCTACGTTGAGGTGGATCAGGCGCAGCAGAAGATCTTCGTGTACAAGCGGCCGGGGTTGCTGCAAACCGGCACAACGAAGGTCGGTTCGGGCTACGGCGTGTTCAACTGGCTGGGGGACATCTATTCCATCTTCGGTGCGACGATGTACAAGAATGGAGTGGCCCTCGTCGGCGTCCTGGACACGACTGGCGGGATGTATCGGTTCTCTCAGTGCGTCGGCGCTACCCCGCGGATGCAGTTCGGGAATGGAGTCGCCTCGTACAACTACGACGCAG